TACGATACCGCCCTTTCAGCGTGGAAAAACGCCACAGCAGCCCTCGCCGACCTCTCGGACGTCGCCAGCACCGCCCCGTCCTCGGGACAGGCGCTAGTTTACGACGGTGCGGAGTGGGCGCCGGGTGCAGGCGGGGCTGAGAGCCTCGACGACCTCACCGACGTCACCATTTCCAGTCCGGCCAACCTGCAGGTGCTCCAGCACGACGGCTCCGGGTGGGTAAACTCCTACTACAGCATGAACGAGCTGAGCGACGTCTCGGCAGCCGCTCCCGGTACGGACTACATCCTCCGGCACGACGGTTCCCAGTGGATTGCCGTCACCGGCAACATCTACCGGCTCACCGACGTAGCCACCGGCGGCGCCATCACCGACGACTTCATGATTTTCGACGGCTCGAACTGGGTGAATACGCCCGGCAGCCTCGACATGCTGCCCGGCGTGACCATCACCGGCTCCACCAGCGGCACCATCCTCTACGACAGCGGCGGCCCCAACGGCTACGAGAACGTCACTAGCGCCACGTGGGCGGCGGGCATCTCAGCCTTCGCCTTCGCGGAGCTCGCGCAGTCGCGGCTCGGTGGAGCGGCTGCAGACCAAGTCATCGCCTACGACAGTGGCGGCGGCACGTGGGACAACTTCGAGCTGAACGAGCTTGATCCGCTGGGCAACTGGGACATGGGTGCCAACGAGATTACGGCCAAGAAGTGGTTGTCCGAGAATACGACCCCCAATACGACCTTTGACAACGTCGACATCGGCATCAACTTCACTACCACCGCCACGGACATCAACACCTACAACGGCTTGCTGGTAGACGTGGACTACGATCTCGCTAGCGGCCACCTCGGTATTGCCAAGATTCGTGGTGCATACGTGGATATCGTTGCTGATGGCGCTGGCACGTATGTCGTTAACAGCATCAATGCTTATGCGGGGATTCTCTCGGCGCACGGCGAAACTGCCCCAGCGATCTTCACCGGCGGCGTTAGCGGGCTGAACCTGAGCGTCAAGGGGAACTCGGCATCGAACCCAGTCTTCGGTGCGTACACGCAGGGGATTCAGGCAAACGCCTCAAATATCGGCTACGGCTATCAGGGCTATGGCCAGAACACCGCGGTGAGCGGGTCCAACCTGCAGGCCGTGGGCGTCTACGGCTACGCGCAGGCATCCAGCGGCATCATGGTCGGTGTCCGCGGCGAGCCGTTTACGCCGGGCACTAGCGGGTTCGCCTTCTACGGCCAGAACGGCCACGTCCATATCAACAACGGCGTGACCTACCTGTACGCCAGCACCGCCATCCAGACCGCCGCGACAACCACGCACATCACGCCTGTCACCAACGATGGCAGCCTCTACATCGAGGCCCTGCTGGAGGTGGACGGTACCGCCTTCTTCGACGGCGACGTGACGATGGCAGCCACGCAGATGCTGACCATCGGAGTCTACGCAGACGGCTCCCGCCCAGCCGCTGGAACGGCAGGTCGCGTGATCTTCAATACGACCGACGGCAACCTGAATATTGACGACGGCACCAACTGGATTCTACCGGACGGAACGACCACCTAATGGCCGACTACAACCTCATCATTCCCGACGCGCTCCGCGCACTCATGTGGCCTGCATTTATCGAGTACTGTGTGCAGGAGACGATCCCGCAGTCCGGCACCGAATTCGACAAGTGGGCACTCCGCGTGCTCAGTCAGTCGATGCGGCAGTATGCGCACGCGTCAATGGACCGCCAGTTTTTGGATACGCTGGCTAGCCTCTAGGAGGGCCATGCCGAGACCTGCACCAGACGTACCCCAGAAGGGGCGCAAGCTGACGACGGCACAGATCGAAGCCATTCATCAGGTCTACGCTACCTGCGGCAATATGGCCGAGGTGGCTCGCGTTCTGCGGATTTCGAAGGGGACCGTAAACAAGTACCTGCGGAAGATCGACGACGCCGAGGTCGTGGAGCTCCGGGCCAAAGCGCAGCGCGAACTGGCTGGGAAGATCCACTACAAGGCGCACGAGATCATCGACTCGATCACGCCCGAGGACATGGCGAAGGCCTCGCTCCTCCAGAAGACAACGTCCGCGGCTATCTTCGTGGACAAGGAGGCAGTCATCAATGCCAACGAACGCGCCCTTACAGGAGGCGAGCAGACGAGCACTCTCCTTACTCCTCAAACGGTGGAAGCGCTCCGTAGTAGCATCAAGGGACAGCTATCCCGACTGCGAATTGTCGACGTACAGTTTGAGAACAAAAACCCCGATCTCGCCGAGCAGGTAGCCTCGAAGCTGGCAGCAGCCGAGGACATCACCGATCAGGCCGAGGTCGTGACACTTGACGGATTGGACGGCCATGAGCCAGCCGACGGTTGAAGAACTCCAAGAACTATGGCGTAAGCTGGCAGCCTACGAGGAAGCGTACACGAACCAGAAGGTCGCCTTCTATGAGCCCATCGGAAATCAGGCCTCCTTCCATTCAGCCGATGGCGCCACAGTCCGCCTCGTCCTTGGGAGTAACCGTTCTGGAAAGTCAGTTGCGGGGGTCGTGGAAGCCATCGCACATAGCTTGGGTTATCGACCCTGGCTCGCAGAAGATGACCCACATCGTGTGGTCCGCTTGGCGAATGGTGATCCCATCCCTGTCCCCAACGTCGGACGAATTATAGCCCAGAACTACCAGCAGGCGATCAACCAGACCATCTGGCCGAAACTGCAGGAATGGGCGCCCTCCGGCTGGTACCGGATCAAGAAGGATCAGCGCGGCATCCCCGTGCAGATGACATGGGCCAACGGCAGCGTCATCTACCTCATGTCCAACGATCAGGACGACATGGCCTTTGAGGGTACGAACGGGCATTGGGTATGGGCAGACGAACCTATTGATTACAGTAAATACGTCGGTCTGAAGCGTGGCCTTGTGGATTTCTCCGGGCACATGTGGATGACTATGACACCGCTTACGCAGCCGTGGATTCACGACGTTCTGGTAGCTCGTGCGAACGAGCAGGACGGCAGCGTTAAGCTGTTCAAGTTCTCTATCTGGGACAACCTAGATGAGAACGGAGGACACCTACGCCGTGAAGACATCAACGAGTTCCTTGCCGATCTCCGGGAAGAGGAGCTGGAAGCACGCCTGCATGGAAACTTTCTCCATCTGGCGGGACGAGTGTACAAAGAGTGGGAGCCGGAGCCCCCTTACTGGGTTGAAAGTTTTGACCTACCTGATACTTGGCCCCGCGTTTGTATCATTGATCCGCACCCTCGGAAGCCCGTGGCTGTAGTCTGGCTGGCGGTCTCACCTGACAATCAGGTGTTCGTGTACCGCGACCTCTTTGACCCCCGCCTCGTCACTATCACCGACGTGGCGAATAAGATCAAAGAGCTCGAAGGCTGGACGTGGATTGAAGAGAAGCGGGAGTGGTACCGGGGAAGCGACGCCGAGCCGGTGGCCATGCGTATCATCGACAACTCCGCCAATGAGCAGGAGCGCACCAGCGGCGACACCGTCTGGAAGCGCTTCGCAATGGAGAAGATTTGGTGCCAGCTCGCCAAGAAGCGTAACGCGCAGGCGGGCTACGACGCCATACACGAGGCCCTCAAGATAGGCAAGTACGAGTGGGACGAGGAGCCGCAGCTCCTGACGTTCAACAACTGCAAGCACGTCAAGCAAAACTTTCAGAACTTCTGCTGGGACGACTGGAACACCAGCAAGCAGCGAGAGTTGAAGGGTGACAAGCAGGACGTACGTAAGAACCACGACGATCTAATCGACTGCATCCGGTACTTCTACCAGTCCGGGGTAAACTACCAAGTTCTCAAGCGGGAAGCAACTCGCGCCCAAGATGAGAACGAAGACCACAACGGCATCTCAATGTCGAGGGAGAACTACGAGTGGCAGAAGTCATCAAAGTCAGTGCCGCAGCGCGGCTCAAGCTTTTCAAGGACGGCGTTAAAGTCAACGAGAACTTTCTCAACGCCACTGAATCGACGTACACCGAGCATGCGGCGGATAGACTGACACTAGCAACGAACATGTCCTCCCCGCAGGAGTTCCTGTTCACACACATTCCGACCGCCAAGCATTTTATGCTGGTGACCGACCAGCCCATTCTCGTCTCCGTGGACACCACGCTGACCCAGTGGAGTGTCGGCACGAGCGACGACGAAGGCGCTGTCATGTTGATCGGCTCGTTCACTCACGTCTACGTGAAGAACGAGAGCACGACCAACACCGCTATCGTCGATATCATCGTAACCGACTAGGAGAATCATGCCCCTCGCGTTTAGCAAAGACGAAGCCAGCGAGCGCGGTCGAGACCTGATGCGCCTAGTTGACGGCGACATCAATAACCGCATGGCGCTTATCAACCGGCGCAACTACATCCGCGAAATCTACTTCGGCCATCAGGAGCGGTACGTCGCCTATAAGGGCGAGTCGAACATCCACCTGAACGTCATAACCGAGAAGGTTGAGAACACCGTACCGAAGGTGATGAACGCGCTGTGGCAGTCCGACCCCATCGTCCACGTTCAGCGGGTGGAGCAGGAGAACAACAAGGACCTGACCGTCCTGAACCAGAAGTTCCTGAACTGGGCTATCGACGTCGATATCCCCAACTTCTATACGGTCACCGAGCAATGGTTCCGCAACATGCTGATCGACGGCACGTGCATCGTGAAGACGTGGTGGAGACATGACGAGCGCAACACCGTCGTAGTGGAGAAGCTGAAGCGCGTGATCGACGCAGGCAAGCCGGACATCAGCGGGCAGGTCGTGTCGACCCCCCGCATTAAGACGCCGGAGGAGCTCCTGATGGAGCAGTTCGGCGGGACCCTACCGGTCCGCTCACTGGAGAGCGTCGAGGCCATCGACTCCCCCGCGCCGTCCGACCCCGTCGACGATGTGGCGGGCTCTGCCTACTTCGTCTCATTCGTCGAGGACCGGATGCTGTATGAGGACGTACGGGTAGACTTTGTAGCTAGCCGTTACATCGACGAGATCGAGCTGCACGTCCATCGGCCCATCACTACCTGCGACCGCCCCGAGGTGGAGATCAAAGAGTTCGAGGACATCATCCTCCCCTACCGCACCGAAGACCTGCAGGACGCCCCGCGACTCGCGGAGCAGTACTGGCTGACCATCGACGAGGTCAAGCAGAAGATCGACGAGGACGGCTGGGACATCAATGAAGAAGAGCTGGCCTCGCTCCAAGGCGCCTCGCAGACCGAGGATCGCCACGAGCAGCATCCTGAAAACAAGCAGCTTGCCCGCCAAAAGGACCGGCAGGTTGGCGAGCAGAGCGGCGGACGTCGCGCAGTAGGCGAGGCAGCCTACGTCGACGACAAGGTTCTGATCTACGAGGTCTATTGCCGCGACGATGTCGATGGCGATGGCATGGCAGAAGAGGTCATCTACCATATCCCCCGGCGTCTGCAGAAGATCGTCAAGGGCTACTACTTGGAGGAGCTGTTCCCGCACGGACGGCGCCCCTACGCTGCGCTGCACTACATCCGCATCAGCGACCGCTTCTACAGTCTCGGCATGGGTGAGCTACTCGCGCCTATCAACGTCGAGGTCAATGCGATCATCAACATGGTGAACGAGGCGCAGGAGCTGATTAACCACCCCTTCTTCTTCTACGTGCCCTCGGCCAACACCGTGGACCCGAAGGTACTGGAGGGGATCAAGGCCGGACAGGGCATCCCCGTCGCTGACACGCAAGGGGTCTTCTTTCCCCAGTGGTCGCAGGAGCCGCTCGCCAACCTTGGCACGATGGACTCCATGCTGATGTACGCAGACCGACTCACGATATCGCCCCAGTCAGCGGGCTCTAGCCAAGTGCGCAACGCCCCCCGTACCGCACGCGGCACGATGGCCCTCTTGAGTGAGGGCGGTATCAAGACTGATATGGTGATTACGGCGGCCCAGCGCGGCGGGTGGCGCGAGCTGCTCCACCAGATTCACGCGCTCTACTCGCACTACGGTTCGGACGAGAAGTGGTTCAACACCGTCGGCGAGACCAAGGCCGAGAAGATCACCAGCGCTGACCTGCGCGGCCGGTTCATCTACCGGTTCAGCGGCAACACGGTCAACACGAACAAAGAGGTTATGCGCACCATCGCCCAGACGCGCTGGTCGCTGTTCGCCGGAGACCCGCAGTTCCTGCAGGACCCGGCAGCCCGCCTCGCTCTGATGCGCTCCACGCTGGAGCACTTCGACGAGGGCATCGACCTCGACCACGTACTGCCCAAGGGACCGGACGCGAACATGTCGCACGCCCCGATGTCGCAGAAGCAGGAAGTGGAGATCATGAAACAGGGCGTATGGATCGAGCCACTGGCTATCGACGACCACGCGCAGCACATTGCAGAACTGGACCGCATCGCTCAGACGCCCGCGTTCGAGCAGTACGAGCAGTCCGTGATAGCAAATCTTGCCCACCACAAGCGCATGCATAGCCAGATGCTGGTACAACAGCAGCAGCAGGGTGCGCTCCCCGGCGGCAACGCAGGGCAGGCCAATAACACGGCCATACCCACTGACCTAGGCAATTTGGAAGGAGGAGTCCAATAATGGCTGACGAACGCATCGAGGCGCTGCAGGGCAGCGAGGGGTGGCCGATCCTATTCGATCGGATGCTCGCTCTCCGCGCGCAGTTCCTCAACGCACTTGTTCACTCCAGCATCAATGGTGATGAGGCAGAGAT